AATAATAAAGAGCTGGAAGAAAAAGAAAACCAAGCTGATAAAGAAGAATAGTAATGTCATTTAAAAAACCTGGACTACATGGAGGTGGCGGAGGTAGTGGAACTCAAGTAATATACGGAAGAGTTGTAGACGTAATTGAAGATGCCTTTCACCCGTACTACGAAGATTACGGAGGGTCAAACGCCCTTAACGGAGTATTCTGGGTACCTTTAGGTAGCGGAGATGCAGAAACCGAAGAAGAAGATAGATACCAGTTTGCTTATCAAAACGGCAATGCTATAAAAACTTCCGCACTAAAAGGAGAAATTGTAGAACTTATTAAAGCTCCTTTTTATAACGGTAGAGAGGGAAACCCTAACGCATTACATACATATTGGAACAGAGTAGTACCTATATGGAACCATCCTCATCAAAACGCTTTACCTAATAATGAAGAAGAAAATGATTTTGGAGAAGATTTTGAAGAACAAGATAACATAAACCCTTTACAGCCCTTTCCCGGAGATGTATTAATAGAAGGTAGACATGCTAATACTATAAGATTAGGAGGTACAAAACATGAAGAAAATCCTTTAGTAGATGATAGCAATAACGGCAAACCTTATAATATTATAAGAATAGGACAAACCGAAGATGCTGAATCAGGTTTTGAAGCTATAACTGAAGATATTAACGAAGATTTAGCTTCTATATATATGATGTCTGACCATGAAGTTCCTATAGAGCCTGCAAATGATAAAAGAGACTCATACGAAGACGAACCAGAAAAACCGGATAAATTTAAAGGAGAACAGATATTAGTTAATTCTGATAGATTATTTTTGAATGCTAAAGAGGATAGTATTTTAATGTCCGCAGGATCTTCAGTAGGTGCTAATGCAGAAACTATTAATTTAGATGGAGATAAAATGGTATCTTTAGACGCTAAAAAAATATATTTAGGAGTAGCTGCTCTAAAAAATGAAGATGAGCCCGTCCTCAAAGGACAAACTTCTATAGAGTGGATGGATTTAGCTTTAAAACTATATGAAATTCTAATAGATACTATGGTTAAAATGCCACCAGTCCCAGCAGCAGCAGTAGCTCAAATGAAAGCAACTGCGGCATCTATTAAACCTCAACTTGCTCCTCATAAGAAAAGAGTTAAAACACTATTATCTAAAAAAGTATTTACTGAATAATGCCATACGTTAATATACCAGAATCAAATTTAGCAGGAGGAGTTGCCAATATAGTTGGTAAGATGACAGGTAATCTATCGGAAAAGATAGCTACTCAAGCTACTACTATGGTCCAGCAACTACGTTCCAGAGCTTTACAGAATACTAGTCCTAAGTCTAGAAGGGTATTGCAGCAACTTAGAAATAAGCATAATAAATTAAGCTCTAACGTAAATAAGATAAACAGAAGGGTTAATAAGTTTAACAAAATGGCTAAAACTTTAGCTGTAGCAATAACTGGATTAGAAGTAGCTCTTAAAATAATATTAGCTATACCGGTACCACAAGCTTTTCCTCACGTGTATGTCGGTCCACCTGGTCTACCTGTAAACGTATCTACTAAATATGCAGATTTATTACATAAAATAAAAGAACTTATAAAGCAATTAAAAGATAATATAGCAGCTATAATCTTAATATGCCAACTACCTAATCTTATTCTTCCTTTCTTATTAAGACAGCTCCAAAGAATGGATAACGCTATAACTGCTATAGAGACAAGAATAGCTATAGAAGAGGAATTAGAAAAGAAAAGAATAAAAGCATTAGAGCTTCAAGACATAGGACTTTTGTTACCTGATGGTGACTTTATCTTTTCTAAATTAGGCCCTATTTTTATAGAAGATGAAAAAGATAATTCAAAAGCGTGTAATTTAGTTACAATAAAAAGCTTAAAACTACCTCCATTTTTTGAAGAAGGTAAGTACGATAAAGAGATAAGACAGTATACTTTTAATTCTAAAGAACTTAGAAAAGAACTAACCTCAGCTGAAAAAGCACAGTTAGTTAAACTAAATGGACTTTCACTTCAATATGATGATGAATTTAAGAGATGGAAGTGTTACAGTAACGAAGATGCTGTCAAAGAATTAAATAATAGTTTAGATAAATTAAATTCAAGTAACTTATCTGATACTGTTAAAGATAATATTAAAAAAATACTTAATAGACTACAAGACGCTAATACAACAGGCGATCCTACTAAATTTTTACATAGAGGACCTAACGGTACTTTATATACTCTAGAAATAGTACAAGATTTAGATAGCCCAGGTATAGCTCCTAAACATTTTGCTATAGCGAAAGACCCATCAGGAGTTACGGTTTTAAGAGGCCCTAAATCGTTTAGCTCTGATGTAGACGTATTAATAGACGAAATCAAATTTAGAATTGATAATCAACTTCCATAACTTAACTATTTATAATTATGAAACTAGAACTACTTAAGAAGATCATTAGGGAAGAAGTAAGAGCTGCTGTTAAGGAAGAGTTACAAGAAGTGCTTAATGAAGCAGTAAGAGTTGCAAGTACTCCTGGTAAGAATCCAACTAACGAGTATCAACCGGTCCCTAAGAACATGAAAAAGAGATGGTCTGCTGAAACAGCAGCACCTAATAGCATTCAAGAGATGTTAAATATGACTAAAGCAAGCTTTACTTCACAAGATGCACAAGCATTTGGAGGAGGGCAGGTTACTAAACCTAATTTTGCATCTAGTCAAGCTACCCAAATGGGTTTAACAGGTCAAGAACCTGGTATTGATATAAGTAAATTAGACTTTGTAAATAAAGCTAAAAAAGTATTAGACGCATCATATAAGAAAGATAAACAGAAAGCTGGAGTATTATAATGGCATTTGAAGTTAAAAAAATAGACCCGATTGATTTAGAACCTAGAAAGGCTGTTGGAGTATCCTTACCTTTTTCAGGCAAAGCTGTTTTTAATTCTACTTTTGAAACTAAAGAAGCTATTAAAACTAATTTAATTAACTATTTTTTAACCGGTAGAGGAGAAAGGTTCTTAAACCCAACGTTTGGAAATAAACTACAACCTCTACTTTTTGAACAACTTACTCAGGAAAAAGTAAAAGAAATAGATGCCACAGTTAGGGATGATATTGAAAACTTATTTCCTAGAGTACAACCTATGCAAATCAATACGATAGGAGACCCAGATACTAATACAGTACAGTTTTCTATGAGCTATAAATTAAGAGATAGTAATATACAAGACGAGGTTGTAATAAATTTTTATAACTAATGGCACAGACTAGAGATATTAAATATATAAACAGAGAATTCGGAGATTTTAGATCCCAATTAGTAGAGTACGCAAAAAACTACTTTCCTGATTCTTACAACGATTTTTCTCCTACCTCTCCTGGAATGATGTTTATTGAGATGGCATCATATGTAGGTGATGTACTTTCATTTTACCAAGATACACAACTACAAGAAACATTTTTACAATATGCTAAAAATCCATCTAATCTCTATACATTAGCTTATATGATGGGGTATAGCCCTAGAGTAACATCTGTTGCAACAACCGAACTTACAGTTACTCAAAGAGTAGCAGCAGTAGGAAGTAATTATACTCCAAACTGGGATCAAGCATTAAGAGTTGGAGAAAATTCTACTATAGCAGCATCTATAGGAACTAATCCTACGTTTTTATTAGACGATGTAGTAGATTTTAAATTTTCAAGCTCTTACGATCCAACAGAAGTAACTTTACACTCACTTGACGGCGACAACCCAGCCGAATACTTACTTTCTAAAAAAGTTTCTGCTACTTCAGGTACTATACAAACTTTAAGTAGAACATATAATGAAGCTGAAAAATTTGCTACATTTAATATTGAAGCTGCTGATATTATAGGAATATTAGACATAACTGACTCTGACGGAGATGTATGGACTGAAGTACCTTTTTTAGGTCAAGATACAGTCTTTGAAGAAGTAACCAACACTGCAGCAGATAGCGCTGAAATTAGATCGAACTTAAGATTAAAAAAAGTACAGAAAAGATTCGTTACTAGATTTACCTCTAAAGGAGTTTTACAAGTTCAATTCGGATCTGGTGTCTTAGGAGTAGATGATGATACTTTCTTACCTAACCCAACTAATGTACCTATAAATAACAAAAAGAATACGGCTATATTAGATAAGTCTTATGACCCGTCTAACTTTCTATTTACTAGAACTTATAGATTAGCTCCTACTAATACAACATTGACTGTAAGATACTTAGTCGGTGGAGGAACCGCAGCTAATGTACCTGCCAATACTATAACAAGTATAGACGCAGTTACTACAACAGCTACTGATACAACATATGAAAGCACTATAACTTTTAATAATGAGGTACCGGCAGAAGGAGGTAGAGATGGAGATACTGCAGAAGAAATTCGTGAAAACTCTTTTAGGGCATTTTCAGAACAGAAAAGAGCAGTAACGCTCCAAGATTATACAGTTAGAGCACTATCTTTACCCCCTAAGTTCGGGTCTATTAGTAAAGCATTTGTAACTCAAGATTTAGCAACTAATGCTAACTATAGCGTACTTGATAAGAACCCGTTAGCACTATCTCTTTACGTGTTAGCTAACGATTACAATACACACTTAATAAATGCTTCACAAGGATTAAAGAATAACTTAAAGACGTATTTATCACAATATATGCTGATTACAGACGCAATAGATATAAAAGATGCTTTTATAGTTAATATAGGAGTTAAATTTGAAATAGTAACTTTACCTAATTATGCATCTAGAGATGTTTTACTAGAATGTAATTTAGCTCTACGAGATTACTTTGATATAAGAAAGTGGAGTATAAATCAACCTATAAACTTATCACCTGTATATACTCTTTTAGATAGAATTAAAGGAGTACAAACAGTAAAAGATATTAGTATAGTTAATAAGCAAGGAGGTAAGTACTCTGAGTATGCTTACGATGTAAAAGGTGCAACTAAAAATAATGTAGTATATCCTTCATATGATCCATGTATTTTCGAAGTTAAATACCCAGATGGTGATATAGAAGGTAGAGTAACAACTTTATAAGATGGCAATATATAGAATATATCCTGAAAAAGATTCATTTATCTGGAGTTTACCTAACGATGCAGGTAAGTACGGTAATGCAGGTAGAGATGAAATATTAGAAATAGGAGGATTTCCTGACTCAGGTTCAACGGGTAGAACTAATAGAGCTTTAATTCAATTTAGAACTAAAGATATTACTGCTGCATTTGATGATAAAATATCAGGTTTATTCTCTGCTAGTATTCATTTATCTTTAGCTGAAGCAGGTAACCTACCTACTGACTTTAAAATAGAGCAGTTTCCAATATCTCAATCATGGACTCAAGGAGTTGGTAAAAGATTTGATAGCCCTACTAACTATTCAGGATGTACCTGGCAATATAGAAACGCTGAACAAACTGATGCGTGGACAACTTTAGGTGGGGATACAATTGCTATCTCAGGATCAACAGTTATTTCGTCTTCTCAAAATCACGACCTAACCTCAGATTATGATATTAATATAGATGTTACTAACGCAGTAGATTTGATAAGTAGTAGCTCTATTAGTAATAATGGATTTTTACTTAAAATAGAAGATAAATATGAAGCAAATACTACCTCTTCTATTAATTTAAAATATTTCGGTAGCGATACAAATACCATATTTCCACCGTATCTAGAGTTTAAATGGGACGATACTGTATATTCAAGTTCTTTATCAGAACTAAGTACTGATGTTGCGACTAT